GGAACCAAAGGAAGAAGAGTAGTATGTCTAATAATAAGATCTTAGCATCTATAGCAAGAGTTGTAGACGTCATAATAGACGAATCTCACCCTTTCTTTAGAAATTACGGGGATATAGGAGCAATAAGATACAGGCTTATAGACTCTTCTGGTAGTGAAGGAGATTTAAGATCTTTAGATCTTGCCTATCCTATAAGTAGAAACATTTTCTCTTTTCCTTTAGCAGGGGAGGTAGTGCAACTCTTTATAGGACCAAAAGCCCAGGATACAGTAGACATTGCTGATACTCCTAAAATTTACTATTCTACAGCTCTAGCAATATGGAATCATCCACATTATAATGCTCACCCAGATCCTGGACTTAGAGTAGGTAATCCAAAACCAGGGCCAGGTGTAATAGAAAGAGGAGATATATACCCAATGCTTCCTTTTATGGGAGACGTCCTGATAGAAGGTAGACATGGTCAATCTATAAGAATGACGGGAGTCAGAGCAAATCAACAACCTCTAGTTAATGATCAGAATAACGGTAAACCTCTTACCATAATTAGAAATGGGCAAAAAGAAACTGAACTAGTAGAGTTTGATGCAGATGGGTATACTCCTCAAATTGAGGATATAAACAATGACCGTACCTCTATATATCTTACCTCAGATCATATAATACCTTTAATTCCTGCTAGTGAAGAAAAAGGCTCTTTCCTAAACTTCGGCCCTCTAGATACAGACATCTACAGAGGAGCACAAGCTATAATTCAGTCTGATAGAGTTGTATTAAATGCAAGAGAAGAAAGCTTATTATTAGCAGCTAAAGAACACGTATCTATTAGCGCAACTAACGTTCATACAGATGGAGCAGATAGAATAGTATTAAATGCTCCAAAAATATATCTAGGTAGTCAAGCGTATAAATTAAGGAACGCACCAAGGAGACAAGGTCCTTCAGAAGACATACAACAACCCGCTGTTTTAGGAGGTGTAGCAGAAGCTATACTTCTTGACATATTAGAAGCAATAACAGAGCTAATAGATCAAATGAGCAAACCACTGGTTCCAGATGTATGGGTACCAGGTGTAGTTGGAGCAGCTGAATCAGTAAAAGAGTTAGTAGAAACAGTAGAAACTAGAATATTAACTGAGTTGAAATCTAAAAAAGTTTTTATTGAGTAATGGCTACATATTTAAAAATAGACGAAGATAAATTATCAGAGCATTTAAATAAACAGCTCGGTAAGCTGAAAGGGGTGATAAAAAACAAAGCCAAATCAGCGATGAGAACTCTTATACGTAAGTTTAAACAGAGAGCTATCGAAAGTGCTACAGCAGCTGTTATCCAAAAAGTATCTCCATCTTTATGTGAAAATACCTCCGACATAGCAAGAGGAGTCGAACAAGTCAACGACTTTACTCAAGGTGTTTCTAACACCCTCAATAAACTGACACAAATTGCTAATAAAATCTTAGGTCCCATAACTAAACTTTTAGGAATAGTAGATACCATTATAAACCTCCCTATTCCTACATCTGTACCTCCAGGCATCGGTATTACTCTATCTATTCCAGCTAAATTTGATGATATAGTACAGACTTTAAGAGAGTTTGTAAATAAAGCAAGAAAACTAGCCGAGTCTATACAAAACGGTGTTGCAACTGTAGGAGCTGTAAATGCTGCACTTAGTGGTGTTTTAGATAGGTTAAACGACTTAATGTCATTTTCAGAATCTTACTGCGAGCTTGTAGGAGCTTATGCAGATTCTTTAGAAAACGGAACAGATGTAGGTGGTCTTAATCAAGACTTATTAGATGAATACGGTAATATAATCCTAGAAATGGCCAACGCATTAGAGTTAATGTTAGATGGCCAAGATGACGGACAAGGCTTCGATTCTGCAACTCAAGAAATGTTAGAGCTAATAGAAGATTATGCTATAGAAGAATTTATCCCAGAAGGAGTCAAATCTAGGTTGAGGAGAAGAAGAATCGACGATAGTTTTGGAACACTCAATGGAGATGGTAAAAATGCAGGAGATGGTGACGGGTTAAATTTAGGTCCTGATGGTTTACCTTTAGATGGATTAGCAGGATCTGGTAATGCACTCCAACTTCTTGATATAAATACTCCAGATCAAAACTCTGAATTATACGAAGCAATTGACGGTAACATATATATTTTAAAAGTAGAAGATGATCCTACCTCACCGGAGGTGGCACAAAGGAGATTTGGCGTAGCACAGACATCAGAAGGGGTAACAGTTTTAAAATCACCTCCTACTTTTACTACAAAAACGAAAACTATTTTAGCTGACATCAAGATAAGATTAGATACTCAGCTTTCAATACTTTAATTATTAGATATTTATTATTATGAAACTAGATACATTACGAAAAGTAATAAGAGAAGAAGTAAAAACAGCTATAAAAGAAGAGCTGCAAGACATGCTTACAGAAGCCGTAAAGGTTGCCAGTACGCCAACTACTCCTAATGTACAGAAGTTTAACGAATATAAACCAGTTGTACAAAAAGATTTAACTAGAACTTGGTCTACAGGTAAACTCAATACAGGTACCATTCCTTTAGAAGAAATGCTTAATCAAACAGCAAATGAAATGACTAAAGAAGACTATAAAGAGATTACAGGTACTACAGGATCACCAGTTAACACATCAACATCTAATAAATTAGCTAACCAAATGGGTTTATCTGAAAATTCTGGACCTATGCCCGGTATAGATATTTCACAGTTAGGTTTTGTTAGTAAAGCAAAACAAATATTAGATGCTGCAAACGCAAAAGATAAAAATAGATTACCAGTATAATGGCATTTGAAGCAAAAAAAATTAATCCTTTAGATCTCCAACCACGTAAAGCAATTGGAGTGTCTCTTCCTTTTACGGGAATTGGAGTGTTTAATTCTACTTTTGCAACTAAAGATGCTATAAAAAACAACCTAATAAATTTCTTTTTAACAGGAAAAGGAGAAAGATTTCTCAACCCAACATTTGGTACAGGTTTACGTAATTTATTATTTGAAAATATATCACAGCAGAATATTGAAGCTATAGACGGAGAAGTGAGAGATTCATTACGTAACTATTTTCCTCAAGTTCAACCAGTCACAATAAACACAGTAGGAAGCCCGGATAGTAACACCGTTACATTTAGTATGAGATATCAAATACAGGATACAGGTATAGAAGATACTGTAGCTATTAACTTTGAAGTATAATGAAAGAATTAAGAGACATAAAGTATATTAATAGGGATTTTAACGATTTTAAAAACTCATTAATAGAATTTGCAAAAAACTACTTCCCAGACACCTATAATGACTTCTCCCCAACATCACCCGGCATGATGTTTATAGAGATGGCCGCATACGTAGGAGATGTACTATCTTTTTATTCCGATACACAGCTTCAAGAAACCTTTGTACAGCATGCTAAAAACCCAGAAAACCTATATTCATTAGCTTACACATTAGGGTACAGACCTAAAGTAACTACGGTATCTGAAGTTGAACTCGAAGTAACCCAAAACGTTGCAGCAACCGGAGCAGACTACGAACCTAATTTTGACCAAGCTCTTTTAATAGCAGCTAACGCCCAAGTAAAAGCAACCGTTTCCGGGCAACCAGTCTTTCTAATCGATCACTCTATAGATTTTAGCTTTTCCAGCTCTTACGATCCTACAACTATAACAGTAGCATCTATCGCCGGAGGGAATCCTGCTGAATACACACTCAAGAAAAAAGCAAAAGCTTTCTCAGGAGAAGTTACAACACTAACTGAAGTAATAGGTAACGCTGAAAAATTTAAAACAATATCTCTAGAAGATGACAACATTGTAGGTATACTATCTATTACCGATTCAGAAAACAACACCTGGACAGAAGTACCTTATCTAGGACAAGAAACTGTATTCGACGAAGAAGCTAACACTGAAAACGATTCAAGTGAAGTAGCCAATAAACTTACCTTGAAAAAAGTACCTTACAGATTTGTTACTAGATTTAACTCTAACGGTAACCTACAGATACAATTCGGTGCAGGAATAAGCGAATCTGACGATTCAGTTATAATCCCAAACCCTACTAACGTAGGTATCGGAAACGCAGATGGTTTATCAAGAATCGATTACTCGTACGATCCCTCAAACTTTTTATTTTCCCGTACATACGGTGTAGCCCCATCTAACACCACTCTCACTATCACTTACCTAAAAGGAGGGGGTATAAACGCTAATGTACCCGCCGGTACGATAACTCAACAATCTACAGTATCTGCTACAGCTACTGACTCTTCTTATCAAGGAACTTTAGCATTTACCAATCCCCTACCGGCTACAGGAGGAAAAGATGGAGACTCGATACAAGAGATTAGAGAAAACTCACTACGCTCGTTTAGCGAACAAGGAAGAGCAGTAACATTACAAGATTACAACGTCAGAGCGCAATCTTTACCTGCTAAATTTGGGACTATAGCTAAGTCATATGTAACTAAAGATGAAGCAACAGCTGATGAAGCTGGTACATCCTTAGTAAGCGATAATCCATTTTCACTATCTTTATACACTTTAGCCTACGATAATAATAGTAAACTTATCTATTCAACTGATAATCTTAAGAGAAATTTAAAGAATTACTTATCACAA